GCTCTATAAGATTCTCTTTTTCTCTGGGGGTCATCATAATTTATCTCCTTGAGATTATTGACGTTTCATTTGATTTTCTTGTACTAGGGCGTTCATGGTGGCCTGCTTCTCTTGGAGCGAAAGTTTCTTATCGGCCCTTTCCTCTTGGAGCGCAAGTTTCTTATCGGCTCTCTCCTCGCGGATTATCGAAAGCCTCTGGTTGAACTCTTCGGCTGTCTCTGATGAGGTAGCTGCGGCCTTAGCTGCGTCTATCTCAAGCTCCTGTGGCAGCAGACGAGTCTCCTCTTGTAGCTTAGAGGCTCTCGAATTGAACTCATTTGCTTGGCCCTCTAAGACCGCTATCTGGGCCTCTTGAGTCCTCTTTTGTAGCTCCTGAGCGGCTTGTTCAGCCTGTTGAGCCTCTGGTGTGGGCTCCTCCGCCTTTTTAAGCTGTGCTACAATCTCCTCTCGATTACCTATGTTCATATTCTCCACTACGGACTTAATTAGAGTACCATATGCTGGAGATTCGGGAGAAGTAGTCTGGAGTAGCTGTACGAGCTGTGAAACTTCGTATTCTCGAGCCATGATCCCTAGAGAGGACACAGCAACAAACTTATAGTCCTTTACGGGGAAAGATTCTGGAGAATACTGAATGTATCTCCATACGGCCTTCTGCACAAAAGGTATAAGGAAGTTCTCTTGGAAGTTAACTAAAGTACGCTTCTGTCTCTTGATGATAGCGCCGAGGGACATTGAGATACCCGCAGCCGTGGCGTCACCGTTAATCTGGCCTCCGACACCTGTGGAGCTTACGGCCCCTGTGGAGGTCTGTACCATCTTAGTTAGCTCACCGGCTTGGGCGAACGTTATCTGATCTACGGAGCCGAAGTTAAACGGCTGTAGGATCTCTCTGGGGTCGCCCTGAGTTAAGAGGGTCTTCCCTGGCCTCACGGCTAGATTAGCTCCCTTAGGAAGCCTACGGGCGTCTGCTGCGATCATAGGGTGTATAGTGAGCGCAAGAGCATCAATACGGGCTCTTAGTTCTGCGTCAAGAGCCTTTTGACTGTTGTAGCCCTTCTCACAGACACCTCTACCGCGTATTGAGCCAGGAATAGTGTCCCAAGCAAAGCAAACGATAGGTCTATCCTTCATCATAAAGGGGTTAGCCTCTGCTTTGAGGAGTTTACCCCCATCAGCAATAACAATAATGGACTCTGTGTAGTATGGAGTATCTGAATCTTCGTCTTCTTCGTCTAAAACAGGCACAAGGAGGTCTTCGTACTCTTCGTCACCGTCTTCTGCGTCATCCTTGAGCTGCTGAAGTAGGTGCGTAGGGACTAAGCCAAAGTATTTAGTGATTCTGATACGTCCTGACTGAGGAAAAGCGCCTAGTTCTTTGTTTTCCTCAAGATCTGTCTCCGGTGGAGTATCCCCTAAGGAACACTTGCGGTATACTCCGTCTTCCTGTAGCTGCTCTACGAGGTGCAGAGGGACAAACTCATCAATAGCGACACCTAAGGCTTCTTTGATGTTGGCTGCTGAGGGGTCACAGAGGAAGTTTCTAGGGGATATAGGTCTGAGACATACTTTGACACCTTCCGTGTCGTTACGCCCCACAGCAGTCATAGCGCCCTCCATGAGGTCTTCAGTACCTACGGAGTACCTTATGTCCTCCTCTACGACTATTTCAGCAATCCCTTCGCCGTAGATAGCTGAGTTAAGAATGCAGTCTCCGATGTCCTTACGGATGCCGTTGAGCTTGAATTCTTGCTTTAGGAACTTCTCAGCAAACTCCATGTCCTCAGGATTCTCATCCTGGAAGTCATCGTCAATCCTGAAGAAGGAACCTGTGGAGAACGTGGCTTCTTCGATGTCAGCAACTGATGACTCCACGGCCTCTTGGAGCGCGGGAGCTATAATGCGTGATCTTTCGGAGTTCCGCGTCTTGTCCTCGGAAGCCCAGATACCACGCCAGAGTCTGTAGTATTCGTCGTGCTTCTCTTCGTAGTTCGTGACGTAATCCTCACGCCATTCATCCACCTTCTCCATAACAAAGTCCTCTACGGACCCATCGAGTAGGTGCATGGACTCGTCGAGCTCACCTTCGTCATTCCAAATCTCTGCCATTCTTATTAAGTCCTTGTTTGTAACTGGTGTGCTTAGTAGCCTGTAAGTGGGTCTAAGGCTTCAAAGTTGTCCGTGGTGAATGAGTAATCGTATATTACATTTGCTAACTGGTCTATGTAGGCTAATGAATCCACAAGGTCATCATGCGTCAAGGGATCGGGAAATTGAAAAAGTTGATCAAGGAACTTCTCGTTCCAAGAGCCCTTGTTCAAGGTTATCCAGCCGTTCTCAAAGCGCCCCTGGAGAGCCCACATAACTCTGTCGGTCTTTCTTTTGTTGCCGTGTGTTAGTTCATCGACAACAAAGAATCTCCCGTATTGCCGCATTAGATCCTCAAGGGGAGACATGACGGCTTGTCTCGCGATTCCTTTCTCAATGCCCACAGCAGCTGGTTCGTACTTCTTAACTGCATGAAATATCTTGGCTGCTGTTTCCTTGAGAGTCCATCGGCCATAGATGATCTTCTTTACCCACCAGCCTTCGGGGGAGACCTTAACGACAGCAATGGACGAATCATCTAAATTCTTAGTGGCCTTGCGACCTACCTCTTCAAAGCCCGCTAAGTCAATAGCTATTAAGTATTCACCTTCTTTGGGCTCATCCTCAGAAAACTCTATCCATTCTTCTTTGAACATCTCCGAACCCATAGATTCAAAGGATGCCATGAATTCTTGACGGAAAGCATGAGAAGACATATATCTCTTAGCTGCCTCAATCTCCTCTCGATCTAGGAGAGGGTTATCGTAGGACGTAAAGTGCCACGATTTGTACTCCTTGTCACCTGAAAGCTCTGCGTACTTATATAGGTCGTAGAAGTGATTACGTCCCATAGGGGTACCAATGAACAGCACTTTGCCCTTTTGATCCGCTAGGGCTGGTCTGAGGATTGACTCAAAGACCTGTGGTTTCATGTCTGCGTACTCATCCATGACTAAGAACTTTAGGGACACACCACGCATCGTATCGGGTCTGTCGGCTCCCTTTAGGGAGATCTTACGGCCATTGATAAGGGTTATCTGTAAGTTGTTTATATGGGCCCCTGTGATCACTGAGCGCCCTATGTCCAATAGGGTATCCCACATGATGTCCCGCGCCTGCCCTTGTGTAGGAGCAACGTAGAACACCTCTCCTGGTGTATCCGTGAGGGCATTGACAAATAGAAGATAAGCGGCTAAACGAGACTTACCTGTTCTACGGCCTGCTCCGACTACCTTGAACCTAGAGGCTGATGACCACACCTGTTGTTGCCAAGGTAGTAATTTGAAGTCTAGGTTTACCTCGTCCTGCTCTGACATCCTAAGATGGCTCTACAGGGGTAAAGTCTGCATCTGAGGCTTCTATGGTGGCCTTAGGAGTCTCTACGCCACCTAAGGCGCTTATGTTGATCTGAATTGAGTTCTTGCCGCCGGACTTCTTAATTTCTGATTCAAAGGCCGACACTGGTGCGACCCTATCTAAGACAAGTTTCCATGCTGCTGCTTGATTCTTATGGTCATGATCTAAGGCGGCATCAAAGACAGCATCTAAGACCTTCCTAGACTTAGGACTAGCAAGCATCCGAGCTTTATACTCATTAATGATTGAAGCATCACCTTTGGGGCGACCAACAACTCCACGGTTCTTAGGGGTCTTTGCTTTAACTTTAGAGTTCTTTGGTCGTCCTACGGGTTTCTTAGGATCTAGGTTGTCTTCTGTGGTCACTTAGGGATTCTCCTCTAGGGGTCTCTTAGGGCTACTTAAGTTTACTAAGTTATACACTTTTGTTAATTATTAAAGGTTATAACTGAATGTGTAACTAGGTTTACAGAGATTCTAAGGTGTCTCCCTGTACGTCTTTAGTATACTATGATTATACCATATTTTTCTTAAGAAGTCAAGGTATTTATGATGCACAAGGCACATTAGTTCTTGTGTCTCCTTAAGAAGACTTAAGATGCCCGATCTGTCCCTTGTTGTCAAGCGTTTTCTTTAGTTTTTTTGAGATGAAACGTGAGGTAAATTAAAGGGTTACCTACTATTCAGGAGACTTATGCACCTGGGGTAGTTACGCAGGATTTACTTATGTTTCTCTAGGGATTCTTTTGTAAATTTGAGGGGGTACCATTTATTACTCCAGAATCCGCAGCTCCCCCGCCCCCTAAAGCCAACACACGGCTCCTTTAGACCTCAATGGCATAGATCCAGGCTGCTTAGAATCAAAAGGCATAACGCATGAAACCCTTTGACTCCGCAAGCTGTACGTGATCGGCCCTAAAGACCCCGCAAGAAGCAAGGCTTCTCACGTATATTCAAGCGGACTAAAGTGGTCGCGACTCTGGGAAACTTATGGTCGCTGGTGTTGCAGCGTGAGAGGGCCGAGGGGTGCCTATAGTGCCTCGCAAGTGCCACGTAAGCTGCCTGTATACTTATGTATACGCAAGGCATCGCAAGGCATCTAGGTTAGCTATAAAGAGTCGCAGGTATCTTATGCTTCTATGGAATAAGCACCAGGGTTCTTATGCTTACACGGTCTATACGATAGTTGGCTCATGGCTTCACAAGTGAAGATTTGGGTGTATACTTCTGGACATACACAAACACATAGGGATTCACGGACATGTTAGAAATCATCACACTCCCCATCATCTTTGTCTTCATCGTAGCAGTGACCCAGCAA